GACTATTACGCCGGCGACTGGATCGACAAGCTCGACGAGCTGAAGATCAACCACGACGAGCGCGCGGTGATCGCCAATGCCGGCGCCTATGCGCTCGGGCGCAAGACCGACGAGCTGATCATCGCCGCCCTCGATGCGGCCTCGCGCGAGGCAACCGGCGCCGGCGCCGGCCAGACCGACGACGACGGGCTGACCAAGCAGAAGATCCTGCTCGCCTTTGAGATGCTGGGTGCGGCGGATGTGCCGGATGACGGCCAGCGCTACGCCGTGATCGGCTGGAAGCAGTGGTCGGACCTGTTGCAGATCCCCGAGTTCGCCAACGCCGACTACATCGGCGACGACGAGCTGCCCTGGAAGGGCACCCAGGCTAAGCGCTGGCTCGGGACGCTGTGGATGCCGCATTCGGGGCTGACCCGCAACGGCACGCTGCGCTACTGCTACTGGTTCCACCGCACCGCGATCGGCCATGCCGTCGGCGCGGAGGTGCAGACCGACATCACCTGGCACGGCGAGCGCGCCGCCTGGTTCGTCAACAACATGATGAGCCAGGGCGCGGTGCTGATCGACGCCGAGGGCGTCGTGCGCATGCGCTGCCGCGAATAGCCGATCCGCCCCGTCCCCACCCCTCTCCCGCCGCGCGGGAGAGGGGCAGGGGTGAGGGGCTTGTCATCGTCCCTCCTCTGGAGTTCTCCCGATGGCGCTCTCCGCGCTTGCGCTCTGCTCGCGCGCGCTCATCAAGATCGGTGCCGCGACCATCGCCTCCTTCGACGAAGGCACCGCCGAGGCCGAGGTCGCCGCCAATCTCTACCCCTCCGTGCGCGACGCGCTGCTGTCGGCCTATCCGTGGAGCTTCGCCACCGCCCAGGCCGCGCTGCCCCGGCTCGCCGCGGCCCCGATGGCCGACTACGCGCACGCCTTCCAGCTCCCGCCCGACTTCCTGCGCGCGCTCTCGGCCGGCCGCACCGGGCAGGGGCGCGGCGTGCCCTACCGCATCGCCGAGAACCGGCTGCACGCCGATCCGCCCGAGATCGTGCTCACCTACATCTTCCGCCCGCCCGAACAGGCCTTCCCGCCCTTCTTCGGCGGCGCGCTGATCGCGCGCCTCGCCGCCGAGTTCGTCATCCCGCTGACCGAGAACACCGCGCGCGCCGAGCTGATGTTCAAGCTCGCCGAGGCCGAGTTCCGCGCCGCGCGGCTGACCGACAGCCAGCAGGACACGCCGCTTGCGGTGCAGGACTTCTCGCTGCTCGGGGCGCGCGGCTGAGATGGCCGCGATCCGCCGGATCAAGACGAGCTTCGCCGCCGGCGAGCTCGCCGCGGAGCTGATCGGGCGGGCGGATCTGCGCGCCTACGAGAACGGCGCCGCCCGCCTGAGCAACGTCTTCATCCTGCCCACGGGCGGCGTGCGCCGCCGTCCCGGCCTGCGCCACCTCGCCAGCCTGCCCGGACGCGCACGGCTGATCGCCTTCGAGTTCTCGACCGAGCAGACCTACCTCCTGGTGCTCACCGACCGGCGCCTGGGCGTCTGCCGCGGCGATGTCGAGGCCGCCGCGATCGCGACCCCCTGGACCGCGGATCAGCTCGGCCAGCTCGGCTGGACGCAAAGCGCCGATACGCTGCTGGTGACGCACGCCGATGTGCCGCCGCAGCGGATCACCCGCACGAGCCACACCGACTGGACGATCGCGCCCTGGCGCTTCGAGGCCGAGCCGTTCCACCGCTTCGCCGTGCGCGAGGTGACGCTCGCCGCCTCGGCCACCACCGGCACGGTGACGCTGACCGCCTCGGCGCCGGCGTTCCAGCCGGGCCATATCGGCGCAACGCTCCGCATCCAGGGCAAGCGCGTCGCCATCGACACGGTCGCCGGTCCGACCTCCGCCACCGCGACGGTGATCGACACCCTTGCCGGCACCGCGCCCACCGCCGACTGGGACGAGGCCGCCTTCTCGCCCGCGCGCGGCTGGCCCGTGAGCGTCTGCTTCCACCAGCACCGGCTGGTGATCGGCGGTTCGCGCGACCTGCCCAACCGCCTCTGGCTGTCGCGCACCGGCACCCTGTTCAACTTCGATCTCGGCACCGGGCTCGACGACCAGGCGATCGAGTTCGCGCTGGTGTCCGACCAGGTGAACGCGATCCGCGCGGTGTTCTCGGGCCGCCACCTCCAGGTGTTCACCTCGGGGGCGGAATGGATGGTCTCGGGCGATCCGCTCACGCCCGCCAACATCCAGCTCAACCGCCAGACCCGCGTCGGCTCGCCGGTCGACCGCATTGTCCCGCCCGTCGATGTCGACGGGGCGACCATCTTCGCCGCCCGCTCCGGCCGCGCCGTGCACGAATTCGCCTACACCGATGTCGAGCAGGCCTACCAGGCCGCCGATCTCGCGGTGCTGGCGCGCCACATCGTCGCCGACCCCGTGGCGATGGCCTACGACCAGACGCGCCGGCTGCTGCACATCGTGATGGCCGACGGGCGGATGGCGACGCTGACGCTGTTCCGCGCCGAGCAGGTGACCGCCTGGACGCGGCAGGAGACCGACGGCGCCTTCCGCGCGGTGGCCGAGCTTGACGGGGCGGTGTTCGTCGTCGCCGAACGGGACGGCACGCACCGGCTGGAACGTTTCGACGAGGCGCTCGGCGTCGATGCCGGGATGACGGGGACGCACCCGATCGGCGCGACCACCTGGTCGGGGCTCGCCCATCTCGCCGGGCGCGAGGTACTGGTGGTGGCGGACGGCGCGCCGCGCGGGCGGCAGACGGTGACGGGCGGCGCCGTCAGCACCGATCCGCCGGCGCGCGCCGTGCAGGCCGGCCTCGCCTATGCCCACGTGATCGAGCCGCTGCCGCCCGAGCTGATGACGCCCTATGGCGGGCGCACCGGGCCGATCCGGCTGGTCTCCGTGACCTTCCGCGTGCTCGCGACGGCGGCGCTTGCGGTCGATCTTGGGCGCGGGCCGGAGGCGGTGCCGTTCCGCCGGCTCGGCGCGCTCAGGCTCGACACCCCGCCGCCCACCTTCACCGGCGACAAGACCATCCGCGCGCTCGGCTGGCGGCGCGACACCACGCGGCCGCTCTGGCGCATCGCGGGCGATGCGCCGCTGCCGATGACGCTGCTCTCCGTCACCACCGAGATGAGGCTGAACTCCTGATGGCACAGCTCGTTCCCGTCGCATCGCTGCTGGCCGGTCTCGCCGGTCTCGTCGGTGCGCAGCAGCAGGCCGCCACACAGCGCCGCCAGCAGCAGGCCATCGAGGCGAACCGCGAGGCGCAGCTCCGGCTCGCCCGCGACGAGGCGGCGCGCCAGCGCCGCGAGCTGCTGGCGCGCACGATCGCCGCGACGCGCGCGCGGCTCGCCGCCAGCGGCATCGGCGCCGGCGAGGGCTCGGGCGCGGCGCTGATCGCCGGGCTCGAGGAGGAGGCCGAGGCGCGCGAGGAGGCCGACGAGCGTCAGTTCGCGCTGCGCGTCGCCGCCGGCCGGCGCAGCCTGCTCGACGACAACCTGAACTTGGCACCCTTCGTGCGCTTCGGCTCGCAGCTCGCGACCGGGTTCTCTTCGAGCTTCCGCTCGCTGCTCAACCTCTGACGGGTCTCCCACGATGCTCGAGCATATCGTCATCGGCGACGTCGCGCCGCGCGTGCAGTACGTCGCCTCGGGCGCGCAGACCGCCTTCACCTTCCCCTTCCCGATCTTCAAGCCGGCCGATCTCGAAGTCTTCCTCGACGGCGTGCGCATCGGCTCCGGCTATGTCGTGACTGGCGCGGGACAGTCGGCTGGCGGAACGCTTACCTTCGATGCGCCACCTCGGGCCGGCACGCTGGTCACGCTGCGGCGCCGGCTGAAGCTCGAGCGTCTCTCCGACTTCCAGGAGAACGGCGAGCTGCGCGCGCGCGTGCTGAACGACGAGTTCGACTACCAGACCGCAGCGCTGCAGCAGCTCGCCGACGATCTCCGCCGCGCGCTGCAATTCGATCCGACCGACGCCAGCGCCACCCCGATCCTGCCCGCGCGCACGGCGCGCGTCTCGCGGCTGCTCGGCTTCAACGCCGCCGGCGGGATCCAGCTCTATCCCGCCGAGGCCGGCACCTCCCAGGGGCTGTTCCGCCAGGACGGCGCCGGTGCGGTGCCGCGCACGGTGCAGGACAAGTTCTCGGAGGCCCTCTCGGTCGCCGATTTCGGTGCCGCCGGCGACGGCCACGTGGACGATACCGGCGCCATCCAGGCGGCCTTCGCCGCCGCCGCCGCGCTCGGGCGCAGTGTGTTGATCCCCGACGGCACCTGGCGCATCACGCGCGGGGTGACGCTGCCGGGTGCGGCGTCGGGGCTGCTGATGCGCGGCCGGCTGCTCCTCGATGCAGCCGTGCTTGGGCCGGCACTGACGCTGGGCGACGGCGGGGAGGCGCGCAACGGCGAGAAGCTCTACTGGGGCATCCGGGTGGCGCGCGCGAGCATCTCCTCCTGGCTGGATGAGCGCGAGATCGGCGTGCTCGTGCGCAACGTGGACGCGAGCCTGATCCAGATCGTCGAGGCGGCCAGTTTCACGATCGGCGTGCAGACGCTGGGCGACGGACGTGGCGTGGAGGACAGCACCTTCTTCCTCGGGCGCCTCGTTGACAACCGGATCGCGCTCGACATCCACGCCCGCACGGCCTCCGGCTGGAACGCCTCCATGCGCTACTACGGAGGCCATTTCGCGGTCAGCTCGACGACCTGGCCCGCGCTCGACCGTTTCGGCGTGCGCCTCTCCGCCGAGCCCGGCGCCTATCGCGCCCACAACCGCCACGTCTTCGACGGGCCGAACTTCGAACTCCGCCAGCAGGGCACGAACGTGGCGATCCCGTTCCTGGTGGAGGTGGACAGCCGCGCCGTGATCGCGCGCGAGATGCGCATGGAGGGCTGCTCGCCGATCGTCGCGCGGCATCTCGGCAACGCGCAGGACCACGTCTACGAGGTCGCCTGGGCCAGCCAGGGCTATCTGCTCGATGTCGAGTATGCCGCCGGGGTGACGCGCGCCGGCGCGGTGCTGCGCACGCGCCACCAGGCGGCCGCGCATACCGAGGCGATACGGCTGATCGGCAGCGTGCCGAACCTGCGCGCCGCCGCGTTCCGCTGGACGCCGGGCCAGACGGGGTTCGACCAGCTCGCCTGCGTCAGCACGAATGTCTCGGGCGATCCCACGCAGCTCGCCGACTTCGCCTTCCCCGCGCTCACCGGCTACACGCCCACCGAGCGCGGCGTGATGCTGACGGCCGCGCGGGGCCTCGGCTTCGTGGTCGATACGCGCGCCTGCCGCGACTTCGCACTCGCGGTCGATGCCGATGCGCCGCGGCTGTTCGTGCAGTGCTTCAACGCCGCCGGCGCCCTGCTCACCGACGCCGCCGGGCCGATGGCGCGCGCTTCCGGCCAGTCGCTGATGTGGAACGCGGCCGCGCGCTGGTGGCAGGGCGCGGCCGACATGACGGACGCCACCCTGACGCGGCTGCAGGCGGTCCGGCTCGCCCCCGAGGTTGCGACCGCGATCATCGGCATCTGCCGCGTCGGTGCGGACTACGAGGCGCGCGCGCTCCGGCTCTACTGCGAGCCCCGCCACGCGCCGGCGCTGCTCTACGGCCTGCCCGGCCTGCCGCACGGCGTGCGCGAGCTCGTCGCCGAAACCTCCTGGGATCCGCCGAGCATCGCCGGCGGTGCGACCGTGCAGTTCAACATGACCGTGCCGGGTGCCAGCCCGGGCGACTTCGTGCAGGCCTCGTTCTCGGTCGCGACCACGGGGATCCTGCTCCTCCCCACCGTCGGCGCCGGCAACACGGTGACGGTCGTGGCGTGGAACCGCACCGGGTCCGCGATCGATCTCGCGGGAGGCACGCTTCGGGTCCGCGTGACCAAGGCGTGAGTCGGCTCAAGGGCCAGATCGCCGCGCAGGTCGATCAGGCCATCGCGCGGGTGATCGCGTCCTATCACGCCTTCGCCAAGACCGCGCCGATGAGCGCCGATCCGAAGGAATTCGCCGCGCACCACGCCGCCTGCAAGGCCGCGCTCGCGCATCTCGATCTCCTGCTCAAGATCGCGCGCATCACCGAGACCCCTGCCCCCGGCACCGGCGATGCGCCCGACGAGCGCCTCGCTTTGGTCGCGCAAGCGCGCGAGGCGGTCGGCGGTAGAGCGGACGAGGAGGAGGCATGAGACACCCTGTGTCAACGTCCTCGTCCGTTCCTGAAACCCCGGCTAAGGGTCGGGGGCGGGTGATGGGGCGCGGAGGCGGTTGGGGTCGATCGGGCTTGGGGGTCTGGCTGGGCGGCGCGGTGCGGCGGGCTCGCCTGTGGCGAGTCTTGCGGGAGG